GGGATGGTTTCTCCCTACGAGACTATTCGGGGGCGGTGTTATCTGTGTGAGTACCACGCTGAAGATTGTTCGCGACGGGAGTTCGACGGCATGATGCGACCACTCCCTGGTCCACCCGTCTAGCATCCCCCCATGGCGAAGGTAGTCCACAAATATGTTTGTAGTGGCGCTGCGGGGAAGCTGTTCAAGAACCACGATCCTGAGTGCCTCATTGTTGGCCCTGCCGGGACTGGCAAGACGAGAGCGGTTTGTGAACTGATTCACCATCGGTGTACGAACTACGCCGGTTGTCGAGTTCTCATGGTTCGCAAGACTCGCGTCTCGATGACGGAGTCTGTTCTTGTGACGTGGGAGCGAGATACGTTGCCGCCGGGCCACGACTGCGTTTCGGGTGGGGCGAAGAGGGCGCACAGAGCGGCATATCACTACGAGAACGGGTCTGAGGTTGTTGTAGGTGGGATGGACAACTCAGATAGAATAATGAGCACTGAGTACGATCTCGTCTGCTTCTTCGAGGCGACGGAGTTGACCTTGGAGGATTTCGAGAAGGCGACCTCTCGTCTCCGGAACCACATGGTCCCGCATCCCGAGAGTTCTCATCCACGGGATTTGCTGACTGAGGGTAAACCGGACGTGAAGAAGATCCGGGAGGCGTTCGCTTCGGGTCGATATCCAGACGGTCTATATAAGGATGGGAGTTCGCTGTTTTTGGAGCAGGCGATCTGCGATTGCAACCCTGGATCTCTCCATCACTGGCTGAACATGAGGCCGAAGGACGACGAGAAGGAGGGTCCGCGAGAGGGTTTGCCGAAGATGACGAGGTTGTTATCGCGTCACGAAGACAACCCGACCGTGACTTCGGCTTATCTCCAGAAGCTCCGGAACTTGACCGGCCCCCGTAGGAAGCGTCTATATGAAGGGTTGTGGGTCACTGCGGAGGGGATGATCTACGAGAATTGGGATCCGTACGTCCACATCATCGACGCTCAGTTGACTCAGTCGAGGAAGACGAAGCGATGGCATTTGTGGGTTCCGGCGTGGTCTACGGACCCTGATTTGGGTGAAGATCCGAATGTCGAGTTGACGTGGTTCTCGGCCTCGATGGACTGGGGTTTTCGCGCTCCCGGCGTTCTTCAGGTGTGGGGGCAGGACCGCAAAGGTCGTACATTCTTGGTCTACGAGCACATGCGACCGCAGAAGAACAAGGAGTGGTGGGCGAACTTGGCGGAGGAGAAGAGGAAGAAGTTCGACATTCAGCGGTTCGCTTGCGACCCTGCGGAACCTGCGACCATCGAAATGTTCAACGACCGGATGGGGAAAGTAGGCGGATACTGGATCTGTCAGGGGGCGGAAAACGACTTCATCGCTGGTACTGATGTCTTCAGGCAGCGTCTTGAGAACCGGACGATGTTCTTTCTCCGGTCGGCCCCTGACGAGGCTCACGGCGACCCTGCATACGAGGAATTCAAGGATTCACGGAAGCCAAGATCGCTCATAGAAGAGATTCCCGGCTACGTTTATGCGGAGACGAAGGACGGCCAGATGATACGAGAGATGGCCGCTAAGGACTCTGACGATCATGCGCTCGACAGCGCCAGATATCACACAATGTTCATCGACGGTAACGATTGGCAGCCCGATAAGATTGATGACTCCTTCCCTGTGGGGAGTTACGGTGCAATGATGAAGCACGGGGATGTAGAGTTCACCTAACCGGGGAAAGGGCGATGACATCCAGGATCAACCACAAGAAGGCGAAGATCCCCGACCCGTCAGACCGCCTGATCGAGCGGATGGCTGGCGCAATTCACGACGCGGAGGCTGCGTGGAGTCTCGAATACCTGAAAACCCGAATGCCAGCGTGGGATGCCTGCACCGAGATGCAGCGGATGCCACGGATTGCGGGCGCGAGAGCGGCGTATGCTACGATAGCGAAGGAGGGCGGAGCGACCCTCACGATGGTCAAGGAGCCAGAGCGTGACAGCGACACTGACCGGTAAGTATTCGGAGATGAGTTGGCAGGAACTGCGGAACCTTGCGAGAGACAGAGGGATCAACACGTTCAAGATGGGTCGGGTGGAGGTTGAAGCGAGGGTCGCGGACACTGAAGCCCCTGAGATCGGGGAAGTCGTGCCTGAAGTCGCGACTGAAGCCACACAAGCGCCCAGTACGGCAGTACGCACAACTCGCGTTGAAGCGAAGCCACCTCACACGGCGAACGCACAGAACATCGTGAACCAGAACGGTCAGATCATCGCGATGTTCTACAACCGCGCGCGTAATACAGAGGGCGAGTGGACTGAACTCGACATGGCGGACAACGTCGCTCAAGCGTTGAAGGGATTTAGTACGTGACACCTGCCGGCGCGACTGCGATTGGTCATCTCATCACGAAGACCGACAAGACGCTTCGGTTCTCCATCGGTGGTCAGCGTGTTGAGGTAAGGGGCGAGTATCTTCCAAGGGAGCCGGGCATCATCAAGTATTTCGTTGTGGCACCGAAGGAAGTCAGGATCGACAAGGTGTAAGAAAGACTCGGGCAGGATTGCCGCTAATCCATGCTCGACGTATCTCCAAAGAACCTATGGACTGAGATCCAGGCTGCCGAGCAGTTTCGCGATGCACATCTCGACAGTCTGACCGAGATGGTTCAGCGGTACGCAGGGGTTGGTTATCACCACGAGTACGAAGCCGAGTGGTCTGAGAACCACATGTACGAATTCGTCCGGTTGACGACGAGTTCGGTCATCTTCGACAACCCGAGAGTTCGCGTAAGGACCCGTCGCCCGAATCCAGCACAGAAGCTGGTCGCACAGGCGATGGAGCATGCACTGAACCGATGGGTGAAAGACACCCAACTCCAGCGTCTACTCAAGCGTGCCTATGTTCAGCAGTGTTTCGCGTACGCAGTAATCCAGACCGCGGTAGAGCCAAGGCCGGAAGCGGATCCACGCGAACCGAGCATGCGTCAGTGGCCTCAGTGCTATCTCATCCCGCAAGAGCGATTCTATATGGATCCGTTGTGTCAGGTCTTTTCTCACGCGAGATATGTGGGCCACAAGTACACCATCGACAAGTCGGATCTGCTACTGCGTGCGGACGATAAGGGGTCAGGTTGGAACGAGGAAGCGATTGAGTCGTTAGGCGACAACACTGGCGTCGAGACTCTTGCACACAACAGGCAGAGAGAGAACGTAGATCGCAAAGAGATCGTGGTGTACGAAACATGGGTGCCCGAGATCGACACGGACGATCCGGAGAACGGTTTTCACGGCACGATCTTCACGACGGCAGTAGGTGGAGCGAACTCAGCGGAAGATAGTGAGGGTCTTGAGATTCGAGAACCCCGAGCGTTCTACGGTCCACGGTGGGGGCCGTACACAATGTTCGGCGTGTACCCCGTTCCAGGAGACCCTTACCCTCTTTCGCCGTTCGCTGCGATGTATACGCAGATGCAGGACTTGAACGACATCGTTCGCGCATCAAATCAGGCGATTCGTAAGTACAAGAAGGTCGTGGTCGCTGATGCAAGCAACCCTGATCTGAAGAAACTGAAGTCTGCCCCGAACGACTTCTTCCTGCCGATCAAGGGATTCGACAAGTCTAAGATCGACAGTGCGGAGTTCGGCGGCATCACCGCACAGCACAAGGATCAGCAGGCTCAGGCTCTCGATCGCTTGGACAGAAACACGGGCATCAACCAGACTCAAAGAGGGGAAGTGGCAAGTGGTTCTACCGCGACGGAGATCGCGATTGCGGATTCCGCGAAGGACGATTCACTATCGTTTGTCAAGCAGGAGTTCAACGCCAACACCACGCAACTGATCAACGGCGTTGGCTTCTACCTATACCACGACGACCGCATTGAGTTTCCTCTTGGTGAAGAGGCTGCCGAGTCAGTCATCGACCCAGAGACCGGAGAGCCCATGGGAGAGCCGTGGTTTGTCGGTGGTTCTCATCGTTCCGACTCAGGTGCCCGATACGATGATTTGGAACTAGATCCCGAACCGTATTCGATGGAACGCGCGAACGAGGCTCTTATGAGGGCTCAGTACAACGAAGCGACTGATTTTGCTTTGCGTGCTGCGTCTATTGTCCCGATGGCTCCGTTCTACGACTGGAAGAGGTTGTTCGACAAGATGGGCGAGATCCTGAACGATAGGGAGTTCAGCGAGTTCTACAGTCCGGAGATCGCAGGTCAGTTGATGGGGATGAACATGGCACAGCAGATGGCACCGGAGGTTCCCGGTACACAGCAGCCGATGGACGCTAGTGGTAAGGGATCCGGTTTACCGGGCAACCAGACGGGTGCTGCACTGAGCGGCACGAGATCAAAGGCAGGAGTTTAGGTAAAGGAGCGTGATACATGGGCACATATACAGCCCTCGCACCTCGAATGACACCGTGGTTCAAGTTGCTGAAAACGAACCAGACAGATGTGAATGGCACAAACTTGGTAGACGCGCTTACGGAGACGCGGCCAACGAACATGATCCCAATGCGTGACCGAAACGGTCATCGGTATCGTGGCATTGCCATCAAGCCGTTTGGAACCGATGCTGCCAACGAGACCTTCAACCTCATCCTCCAAGCGGTGGATATCGTGACCGACTACGGTCTGCAAGGCGGGGGTTTGGAAACAGACCATGTGTTCGGCCTCGACAATCAGTATTTCATCCGCGGGCTCACCACGCTCGCTTGTGTTCTTCACACCACCACAGGCACTGCTGGTGCGTACGTCACGAATACCGACTTGTTCCCCGACGCATTTCCTTCCACGCTTACCACACATGGAACCTTGATGGGGACCATTACCGGACAGGCTGAACAGATCACCAACGCGGACGGAGGCGTGTACTACTTCCCCGATGTGGGACCGAGCGACTACGTTCGGATCACCTTTGACCTTGATGCTGGTGCTGGCGGCGATGCGGCGAGTGCGAACTGTCTCGTCAAGCTCTTCACTCTCTGGGGAGGAGACGGAACCTGATGCCGATCTACGTCTTTGAAAGCACATCTGGGAGGCAGGTGGATGAGGTGTGTCCCGTTGCGGGGGTCGGCCGGGACTCCGGTCCTCGCATCGGGGACTCGTGGGAGGTGGAAGGCGAAATGATGGTCAGGATCCCGTCCAGAACGCAGGTCTCAGCCAAGGCGAACCAATGGCAGAAGTACCCGTACGTCAGCAATAGACTTCCAACGACCATTCAGGGGTGTAAGATGGTGAAGTCTGGATCGCGAATGAAGCCATTGATTACATCCCGCAAGCACGAGAACGAGGTCATGGCGATCAACGACCTTCAGAGAGGTGGGGAAGGGGTGGAGGATTCGAGCAACTACGATCAGGGGCCTGGACGAGTGTAATAGGCCCCAGAGAGACGTGAACCGGCAGGATTGCCCAACAGAGAGGCAGTCTTGTCATGGCAGAACTCACAGACGCACATGTGGTAGGGGATCCGGTCGATACGACCGAGCGCGATGCTCAGGTCTCGGCTTCGGACGACGACGTTCTTGACCGCATCCTTGATGAAGCGGAGACGCCCGAGGAGCATGTCAAGGAGGTTGAACGTGAGCGCGATGAGTCTGGGAAGTTCAAGAAGAAAGAAACAGAAACACCTGTAGAGCCCACGGCTGAAGATCCGAAGGATACGCCTGCACCCGCTCCGGACAGCGTACACCCTGAAGGATACGACAAGGCCCTGAAGGCACTTCAGCGTGCGAGAGTTCCGAAGGACATTCTCAAGTCGATGGACCCCGACTCTCTTACGGAGTGGGGTCTTGAGACGGCGAAGGTTCAGGCGGAACGCGATCAGCTTGGCAACGAAGTCAAGAAA